CTTTTTCCTGTAGCTCACTGGCAGTCAGATGATTGGTTACTGGGCCAAGATTGACCAACAGTGCAGAGAATGCAAACTTGTCTTTTGGAATGGTTCCAGTGAAACCCCAACGAATGGGAATACGTGACATAACGCCACCAAGCAATTCTTTGAGAGCTTCTGCTTTTGCACCGTGTACTTCGTCGACCAGCACCATAACCACGCCCTCAAGAAAATCTTGAATGGTCACATCTGTGTCTCCACTCTTGGTGTTCTTAAGCAGATTGTTCAAGCTTTGCCATGTACATACAGTGTGTGTCTTGTTGTACTCTTTACGATCACCAAAGTACACGCCCACGTCCATGCCCACGTTTATATAGTCAGCTTCAGTGGCACCGACCAATGACTTGTTGGGCACGATCACGATTGATCTGCCATATTGTTCGATTGACTTTGATAAGACTGCTGATGTGATTGTCTTGCCTGCACCTGTGGCTACTTCTTGTATGCTTTGTGGGTGTTGAAAGAAGTCATTGACGATCTTGATTTGATAGTCACGCAGTACAATAGGCTGACCCTCTCGTTCATGTCCCACTGGCCATACACGACCCTCGAAAAAGTTTTCGTCTACTTCAGTGAATTCAAATGACGTTCTATAGTCTCGATTGTCGATCAATTCAACATCGTAGTTGCGTTCGTCTAAGTAGGGCAGAATCTCTTCAAGTAAGTTGATGTATGATGTACCGTTAAGATTGAAATACGGAACTTTTCCATTCCATCTTCCAAGCCTGACAGCCGGCATGTATCTGGCTCCCGGTTTTTCATACTCAAACATCTTAACCAGATTTCGTCTGTCTGATACATCCAGTCCATCGAACCTGACGTTTACTTCGTCATTGATAATTAGTTTACATTCTCTCATATTTTGTATTATACTTATATACGCTGAGAATGTCAATATATACGGACAACAAAAAACCCGCTTTGCGGGTTTTATTTTATTTCTGTTTTTTCTTTAGTCGATCTTGTTTCCATCCGTCTCGCATTTGTTGTCTTTTTAACAAGACTTCAGCAGAAGGAGAAACTGGTATTGGGTCCGATAATGCAGTCACCGATGATAGTGTAGGTAAAAACGCATCGTAGGCATTCTTATTCAATTCAAACCCTACGAAATTTCTTCCGTATCTAAGTGCTGTTCTCGCTGTAGTGAATCCTCCACAGAACGGATCCATCACCATATCATTACGATTGCTACTATAGTGAATGAATTTTTCAATGAATGTTTCACTTAGTTGATTTTTGTTTTTTATTTGCCCTGGTTTATAATCACGAGGCAAATTTTGAACGCTCAATCTATCATTATAACTGTCTTTGCTATCGGTGAAATAACAGTTGGTGTTGAACGTTCGTTTTTGTTTGCCCTTGTTTGGTTTTTGCCAGTATAATACGTGATAGTGACTGCTTGCAAATTTCTTGCTGGTGTACACAGAAAACGTATACTGTGCAATAATGTGATTGACTTCTTCAAGTTGTGTTGCGTGTAGTGCGTTAAGTATATGATGAAGATTGGTATATCCACTTACAATATACATACTTCCGCCGGGACGTAACACTCGCTCACATTCCTTGATCCAGTCGAGCCTGAACTTGGCATATTCTGTAAGTGGAACATCAACATATCCCGGAACAACATTGCTTTCGTCACGATGATAATGTGTATCAAGTTGATCGCCATCAATTCCATAAGGAGGATCAGTGAAAATTAGATCGATGCTGTTATCTAACACGTGTTCTTTCATGCCAGTGATACAGTCTTGGTTGTAAATTTTATATGTCATGTTATGATTATACATCCTTACATATACAATGTCAAGCAAATTGGGCAAGAAAGTCTTGTTGAAATTTGATTTTGGCTTTTTTATAATTGTATGATTCGAGACGCTTACGTTCGCTCAATTTATCGGGACCTATAATCTCCATGAACAATTCGGATGGCACTGACTTTGCCTCAATGCCATCTCCACCGCATTTCAAATAAGGTTTCAATGTTTCAGTGGCTATGACAAATGCCGAATTGTTGTCGACCACGATCACAAATTGAGCGTAAGTTTTCGGGAGTTCGGCGTGACCGTTAGTTCCATGACTATTGACCAGTTTTAAACTGACCGGCTTTGTCAATTTTGAAATTGTTTCGATCTTCTTTTGATTCTTTGTTTTGCGTTGAGTGACTCTCATTCCATAGAACACTTCGGAAAAGAATTTCATCTCCTGTTCCACAGGTTTATTTTTATACATGAGATCGGTCAATCGGTGATCGACTCCATCATCATTGACATACTCAATTTTATCATTGCTGAATGACGCAAGTGCCATTTCAATAATGTCACTTTTGTCAAATCTGTCTTTTTGGCCGTTCATGGTTTTTCCTAGTGTATCTACCACCGAAAAAAACTTTACCCAATTGACGTGTTTCTTATTATATTCACATACTTGTTGAATAGTGATCATGCGATACTCCAGATTATCGGCGGTGTTTGAAACAGGTGTTCTCTGTGAGAACCTTCCAGTTGTTAGGGCTGATACGCACAAGATCGGCGATCTTGAGTGCCATACGCATAGAAACTTCGCTTAAATTCTCACGCTGTTCCCACATGAAATCCAAGATCATTTGATCTTCGCTATTTTCAAAGTCGTAGTCCTTGAACAACCCACCTGTGTCTTCAGCGTCACGATGTACTTGCTTGATACGCAACATACGATCACGTTCAGTATTGATCGTCAGATCAAGATAATGGCAACGTGATTGAAGAGCTTCCACGTGAGCGGCGATCTTGCCACGAGCACTTTGGAAATTCAAGTTGGTGATGAAAATGACCGAACCCTTGAAGTCGAACGAGTTGGGAATCCCTTCGTCACGCAATTTGCGACTGTCAGTGTTCCAGAAAATCTTGCGGCGCTTACCAGAATCAAGCGCAGCTTTGAGAATGTTGAGAGCATCTTCGTCATGGAAAATGTCGCAGTCATCGAAAACCAAAACGTTCTTGGCATCACTAAATTTGTACAGTGTTGAGTACAGACCCAATGCTGACATTGCACCCTTGACAATCTCATAGCGAATTTTCTTGCCGCCGAGACGATCAAACAGTGATGACTTTTCAAGTTGAGTTTCAACGCCGTGTGACTTGCCGACTCCGGGAGGGCCCGACACGATCAAGGCACGAATGTTTGAGGCAATGCAAGCTGATGACATTTCATCAAGAATTGCAAAGCGTGTTGCAATGCGGTTCATTGCATCTTCGTCAGATTCCACGACAACGGGTTCATCTGACTTGACTTCGGGAATGAAATTTGTCACGCCTGTGACAGTACGACCAGTTTGCAGAACCTCGAAATTGTCCGAGTCAATGTAAACTTGCTTGCTTTTTGTGGGCAACGAGCCATTGTTTTTGACTTGAATGCGCCCACCGCTCGACTCAATGGGACGAGCCAAAGTGAAAACCATATTCTCAATTGAGAAATCTTTGTACGACCCACGAGCGACACGAATTGAAGTAGCCATGTATTTCCTTATTTGTTTATCGATTCAATACTACTATTATAGCAAATTACCGATTTACCGTCAAGCTTTTTTTGCGATTTTTACAAAGTTTAGCTTAGTGACTGAACCCTCGTAATGAGCTTTTACCTTAGCAGTAATGTCATAAGTTTGATTTAGTGCAAATGTCTGACCGTGACTTGTTGCGAAATTGACTGCTAAATTATCTTTAGTAATCGCACTCACGAAATAACAGCCGTAATTTTGAGAATAAGTATTCTTTAGTACCTCGATACTAAGCGATACTTTAGAATTTACCGCAGAAACAAAACCAACAGCGCAATCACGCAAACGTTCATCGACTGAACGGCGAACCATGGCACGTGCATAGCCCACAGGCAAGTATGCAACCACGCCGATATCACGATCTCTGAGTGTCTCAGACGATGCCAGTTCCAGTGCTTTTGCATCGAACTCGCTTAGTACTTTGCCGTTCAAAAGCTTGAATGTAAGTGCCTGAAAGTTCTGCATTACTAAGAGTGCTTTAGCACGATCTTCGTCAGTGATGCCCTCAGGTTTGCTTAGCAATTCCAGCATTAAGGATTTGTTAGTAGGTTTTGCAATGCGAGCACGAACAGCTTCGATTGTCAAATCGGTTGCTGCCGAAATGTACTCGCCCTCGTTGATACGATCAGCCGCACAGGCTGCCGCAAATACTTGCTCGGTTGAATAAGTCACTACGGGTTGTTTTGTACGTGCCATTTTTAATCCTGTTTATCAGTGTATGTGTGTATTTTACACGAAAATGGAATAAAAGTCAAGAAAAAAGTGTTGTTTTTACGCAACACTTTACTAAGCAATATTTAGATGGAAAAGTCTTCCATTCCTGCTGTTTTGAGTCTTACCAAGTGACCCATCATGAAGTTTTTGCTTTCTAGTGCTTTCATGATACCCAGCCAGCGATTACGCAGTAGTGCTACTTCGTTGATCAGCGTTTCCATGTCAATGACATCTGCTTCTCCATCAACATAACGCTCTGCGTCTCTACTTGTCAGCGCACGATTATAAGCTTCAAGATATTTCTTGAACGTTGCGCTGCGAATCTTCTTGAGTTGAATGTTCAAGAAGTTTAGTACACTTTCGATTTCCTGTAATTGATTGAATCGCTGCTCGGTAATTCCTGGCAGTGCTGCTAGATTCTTCTCCATATTGCCCTTGATATGAGTGTCATATTTTGCCTCGTTCAACTCACTTTCGTAGTGTTGAATAAAGTCGGGCAATACGGATAAATCTTGAATTACTCGTGTGTACCATTTCATTTATCACCAATCTTCGTCTTCGTCGTTGTCATGATCGTCAAATGTATAGTCGATCTCGCTGGCTTCATCTTCATCCTCGTCAGCTTCATCAAAATCAATGTGGCGATTTACTGCCTCAATGATATCTGAATCGCCACGAAATGCAGCTTTGATTTGCAAGGGTCCACAATCATGATCGATTAGAGTTGATACCACGCTTTCGGCAATACTGTCACGATCAATACTTGAAATACTTTCTTTGACAATGTGCCATAACTCATAGGCTAACGCCAATCCTGAACTGTTTGAACTCATTCTTCTTCATCCTCTGTAATTTCTGTATTTATCCCAGCTTCTTTTTGGTCAAATTCAGACATCACGAGTTCAAAGATTCCGTTTGCGTTCTTAGCCCATTCTTTGCGATAGTACTTGTGTACTTCACCATTGAGATCAGTGTAAGCATAACGAATACCGTCCTTCTTAATCAGACCACGCTTTTCAAGCAGATCAAAGAAACCGCTATATGGATTCATACCAGTTTCATATGGAATCTGTAATTCGATATCTTCAAATGGTTTGGCATAACGTGTCTTCATGATCTTACAGCCGGCACGAATACCTAATACATCGCTTACTTTGTTTCCATCTTCATCAAGTTTCAGCTTCAATTTCTTCATAGCAACCACGATTGATGATGCGTACACGAAACCACTACCACCAGAAATCTTTGGATCAGGTGAGTACGGGTCTTGTGACTCATACGAGTGATTGGTTGCGATAATGCCTACGTTGCAGCTACCGATCATGTTGACACAGTTAGTAACCAATGACTTAAGCTGACGTGGTTTGTGACCCATATCGCCCTTCATATTACCAGCATCAAATTGATCGACCTGAATATCAGTCATCAACATACCAAGCGAGTCAATAACAAACAGTACTTTTGGTCTGTCTTCTGCTGGCATTGCCTTGTAGTCTTTCATGAACGTTGAAATGGTTTTACCCACGTCATTGATCATAGCCATGTTGAGTTTCAGTAGCTTGCTTTCTGAAGTGTCAACGCCCAGTGCATGTAGCCATGTTTCATCAAGTGCGTTCTCGCTATCGATCAATATAACAAAGATATCTTGTGCTTGGGCGTTTTTGATTACGTTGCCCGAACAGATATAGGACTTACCTGCACCACTTTCTCCTGCAAATACGGTTACTTTTCCAAGTGGAATACCCTTGTTAAAGTCACCCGAAATAAGATAATTCAGAGCAAAGTTGCCTGTAGAGATCCAATCTGTTGGGTCATGAAAACCTACACTCATGCCCTCAATAGACTTGGTAATGTCCTTGCGAAACTTGGACAGGTCAAATGGCTTTTTCATTACAATCCTTTATTGATTAGTTGTTTATTATACAGCGAGAACTCTTCTGAGTCAAGCAATTCCGGACAACTAGTAGCCATACGATCTAGTTCATATTCAGTTGGATAGTGTCTAAGTGCTGATCTTGCTCGTTCACGTACAATCCCCGGAACACGTGGTGTTCTGCCAGGATCGCATAATTCTTCTAGTAGCTTCTTGCCCTGTTTAATGGCACGATAGCGTTCTTCTGGTAGTGTCATGTTATTCTCCAGTTGTGAACCAGTACCCAGAATGAACTGGGTACGGGGCTGGACCTATTGATTAGGCAGGTTTGTTCTGACGGCTACGAATCATAGCTAAAATGTCATTAGCGTTTGATTTAGTGGCAGAAACTTCAACCTTCTCTTGTGCGGCAGGTGCTTCATCGTCCCATGGAACCCCTACTGCTGCAACTGGCGATTTGTATTCTGCCACTGGAGCTGGTGCTGATGCACGTGATGCTGGAGCTTTGGTTTCAAATGGCTCGTCATCACCATCATCTGCACGTTGTGGAGTTGCAACTTCTAAGCCCCAAGGCTTGTAGTATGCTGCCCACTTTTCTGCATCGTATGGACGACCATCAACTGATGCTTCAAACATCTCTTTGATGATGCGTTGCTCTGCCTCGCTTGGCTTCTTAGGCAAGAAGTCTTTGAGATTGAACAAACCATACTGCTCGATTGCTGCCAATTCTGCCTCTGTTAGTGCTGATTCTTTACGAGCAAATGCTGACGTAGAGTAGTCTGCGTAGTCACCCTTGACTGTCTTGGAAATGTTGAAATTCAAACCACGCTCGTAGTTGGTTGGTGTTTCTTCGATCTCTGGGTTAGTCAATGATGCTTTGATCACAGTGAATACCTGTGGTGTGATCACGAATCTGCGAATTGGATTCTCTGGAGGTGTGTCCTCTGTTTTTGGATTGCCTGTGTTCAAGAGTGGGTTTTGTTTGACGAAACCTTGAAACAAGTATGTACGCTTTTTCCAGTACTTGTTCGCTGTTTCGGTCAAGCTTTCATCCTTGTACCATGTGCGAACTTCTTGAATGATTGGGCAGTTTTCGCCGTACATTTCCATGCATGGTACCTTAACTGTGTACTGCTTGTTGTCGCTAGTGCCCTTGACGCCGTTGAATGTCAAGTTGATAACTGCCTTTTCAACCCAGAATAAAACGTTGTTTGAATCGGCGTCTGGTAGAAAACGTAGTTGGGTTGTATCGCCTGTTTTGATGTTCCAGAATGGAAACAAGGCTTGATCGTTTGGTGTACGGGCTTTTGTGTTTTGACCACCCGTGGTTTGTGCGGCCAATTTGGCGCGAATGTCTGCTAAACTCATTTGTCTTTCCTTTATGTAAAATGTAGAGTAATTTACTTCATGTATCAACTAGTGTAATAGGAGGAATTCCTATGCAACATGTAGATATTATACAGTACTAATATCTGCATGTCAATAGTATTTATCATTTATTGGAAAGATTGAGGATTTAGTTGTCCGAATCGAAAAGAACTGTTACTGTTGTATCGAACGTTCTAGTATGCGTAATGTTCCAATTGCCTGACTAGTAAATGGACTAAAGTCTTTGTTTGGATCATTTGCATACTTATTGAGAAGTTGCTGTGATCTGGAATAGTTTTCCCCAAAGTATTTGTTTATTGCATCTGTTTTTAAGTTGGGATTTACTTGACGTTCTTGATCAAATGCTCGTAGCATCTTATTGTAAAGATCGCTGTCGGCTTTGCTTAATTTTCCAGCTTTATAAAATGGGGTCAGC